AGTGTTAAACTTGGTGCCGGCACACGGATTCGAACCGCGGACCTGATGATTACAAATCAACTGCTCTACCAACTGAGCTACGCCGGCAATTGATATATTATATATGAAAAAAATGGGGGTGTCAATCCACCCCCATAGGATTTAAGCGGCTATGAAGTAAAGGATACTTACTGCCGCAATGGCCAATGAGCCACCGTTCAAGTCTGCTGTCTTACCACTCAGTGCCTTGATGGCCACATAAGCAATAAAACCAAGAGCAATACCATACGCAATTGAGAATGTCAATGGCATGATGATCGCCGCAAGTACGGCTGGTGCATATTCTGACACATCTTCCCAATCGATATCTTTGAGATTACGTAGAAAGTATGTTGCAATGAACACCAACGCAGGACCAGTAGCAAAAGCAGGTATGCTTTGTGCCAATGGAGCAAAGATAAGACATGCTAAGAACAGCACTGCCACTGTGACAGCAGTCAGTCCTGTTTTTCCGCCTTCTTTGATGCCCGCACCTGATTCAATGTATGATGTTGTGTTTGATGTTCCCATCAATGCACCAACAGTTGTCGCAGTCGAGTCGGCAAGTAGTGCCTTGTCGATGCCTTCCACTTCGCCGTTCTTGTCAACTTTGCCTGTCAAGTTTGCCACAGAAGTAAGTGTTCCTGCTGTGTCAAAAAAGTCAACAAACAAAAATGCAAAAGCAGTTCCGATGAAACCCGCTGTTGCTATCAGTGAAAAGTCCAGTGAGAAAGCATGTGCTGGTGATGGAATTGATCCCACAACACCCTGGATGTCTGCAACACCAAATACCCATGCAATGATACTCACTGCCAAGATACCAATGATGATGGCACCTGGGATTTGACGTTTGTCAAGGATTGCCATGATGGCAAAACCCAAACCTGCAAGTAACACAGGCCATGATGAGATGTCACCAAGTCCCACCAGTGTTGCTGGATTGTCCACCACAACACCGGCATTCTTAAAGCCTATGATTGCAAGGAACAAACCAATACCTGCACCAATACCCAATTTCATTGATCGTGGAATTGAATTAATGATGTATCGTCTTGCCGGTGTCACACTCAACCCGATGAACACTAAACCTGCAATGAATACTGCCGCCAGTGCCTGGCTGTATGTGTATCCCATTCCAAAGATTACACCAAATGTAAAAAATGCGTTAAGACCCATTCCGGGTGCAAGAGCCACAGGCCATTTTGCCCATAGTCCCATTATTAATGTACCTATCACAGCGGCAATGATTGTCGCAGTAAACACAGCACCAAAAGCCATGCCAGTACCTTCGGTTGAAAGTATAGCCGGATTCACAACAGTGATGTAAGCCATCGTTAAGAATGTAGCCACACCTGCCATGATTTCCGTTTTAACAGTAGTGCCGGCCTTTGATAGGCCAAACAGTTTTTCTAACATATTTGTTCTCCTCTAATTAATTAGATACTTTTATTTTAACAAATATATTTGGTAATGTCTATAGAATGACTGTGGATAACAGTGATTAATAATGGTAAAATGGTGTGAAGCGAGATGCTTCGATAATCTTTTTGTTTGATAAAACTGGTGTGTAAGTGGCGGTTTTTCCGTGTTTTCCACGGCATAGAGCACGAAGATAGAGTGTGAATGCTCTAACTGTCGTGTCTAACTTATTTCCGCGTGTGTGCATTAGTATAGTCTATTGCCTTTTCTTGTTAACTCTTGTTGACGTCTTTCCAAGTCAAATAGATCAACACTTTTTGCGAGATAATTTTCTTCCCATTGCTGTTGTGACATTGGTCGGAAAAATTCTAATATTGCTGAGATTATGTTCATCATATTCTCCTGCTTTGATTTTGGACTCTGATGTGTCCTGCCCATACTGGCTTTCTCATGTTATGTCCTCCTTATGATTGTACTCGATTAAGAGCATTTGGGAATCGTCCTTCCCTTTGGTAAGTGCTGTACGCCCAGAACCAATCATTCCCGTATTCTGATCGGCAATAATCGATAATGTCCGTGTGGTCAGCATTAAAAATACTACCAACAAGACCAGCAATGCTACCAAAAGATTTTGAAATGTATTCCATAGTTTTTCCTTTCTCACTTTTTAGTAATCCAATCCATTTCTTCTTCTGTGTATGGCCACATATTAGTAAACGTATTTGAATGCTTCTTTGACATTTTTCTTACTGCCAAGTGTGTTTAACTTTTGAAGTTTCATAAAAAATTTCATAATTTTTTTCATTTTTTGTTTCCTATCTTCAATACTAATTTATTACAGACGGATCATAAAATACAGTGTTAATAAAATATATCAGTTGTGCAAAAAACACACTGTTAGATGTGCAGGCCAGTTATGCGGAAATGTTATAGGTTGGCATCTTCCATGCCAGCAACTCGCAGTTTGACTATGTTGGTGATGTGCCACTGTTTTTGGTCCAGTGCTTTGATCACACCCAACCATTTGTTGCGAAGCAGTGCCCATTCATTAACTATTGCTTCATAGTCACACACTTCGTCTTCGCCTTCTGCATACTTTTCGGCATCACGTGACGTCAGTGCTCGTTGATAGTTTTCAAGATATTTTTTGTAGTGTTTGGTTTTGAGTCTACGCAGTTGTATTTCCAAATGTTTGAGTATGCCTTCAACTTCTTGCAGTTGTCTGAAACGTGATTCCACCACCCCCGGCATGGCCGATGATTGTTTTTCAATGTTGCCATGGAGTTTGACTTCAGCAGATGCTTGATTCAACTCTGCTTCATAGTATGCAATAGCATCAGGTATTTTGGAAATGTCTTGCGTTACTTGAGAGAACCAGTTCATGCGTCCTCATAGTAATCTTCGTCTTCGTCTTCGATGTCGAGATTGTACTGTATCGCTTCGTCGAGTTCATCATCATGACCCAATAGTTCTTTGATTTCATCGTCTTCGATGCCATTGTCCATGCAGATGTCAACAAACTTTTCAGCAACAATAGACTTATCCTTTGCTGGAACGTAGGCTTTCATCAAGTTCCATAAATCAGTCAGCATTTGTGCCTCCATCTTCGTCTTCAACAGCAGATTGTTCTGCGTCTTCCTCCTTTGTAACAAGGCTACTTACCTCAGACATCACAATTTCGAGATTTTCTGCACCCCAGTTTTTCCTGTAGTCAAGAAGTTCTTTGCCTTCTGCTGTTATATATTTCAATCTGTTGCCAGACTGTGTAATAAGGCCTTTCTTTTCAAACAGATCCAACAGTCCTGAGTATGGATTCATTCCTGTTTCATAAGGTATCTTGACCTGCACACCTTCAAATGGTTTCGCAAAACGAGTTTTCATAACCTTACAAGCAGAACGTATGCCCCTCACATCAGTGACTTTGTTGCCGTCTTCATCTTCTTTTAGTTTGAGTTTCTTCATTGCAACAACAATTGATGATGCATAGATGAAACCTTGTCCACCTGATATCTTGTCATCCGGATCAAACATGTCCTGCGATGCATATGTGTGATTGGTTGCTACCAATCCAACATTGTATGAACCAAACATGTTCACACAGTTTCTCACAAGTGCTGTCAATGCCTTGGGTTTCCTACCCAAATCACCCTTCATGTCACCTTTTTCAAACTGGTCCACATCAGTGGGAGTCATCATCATGCCCAACGAATCCAAAACAAACAATACTTTCGGTCTTTCTTCTGGATCTTTGTCGCCATAATCTGATTTGTATTCTTTCATGAAGTTTGATATAGTTTTTGCTACATCATCGATCATGCTCATGCCTAATCTTAGAAGTTTGTCTTCACTGGTTTCTACACCAAGTGCTTGTAGCCAATTTTCATCCAGTGCGTTTTCTGAGTCAACAAGTATCACAAAGATACCTTTTTTCTGTGCTTCTCTGATGATGTTTCCAGAGCAAATGTATGATTTGCCTGAACCCGACTCGCCGGCAAATACAGTTACTTTGCCTAACGGTATGCCTTTGTTGAAATCTCCGGATATCAAATAGTTCAGTGCAAAATTGCCTGTTGATATCCAATCTGTTGGATCGTTGAATCCTATGCCTAAGCCATCAATTGACTTTGTTATTGATTTTCTAAATTTTGTTACATCAAACGGTTTGACCATGTTGTTATCCTTTTACATATTATATTAGATTTGAGCAAATGTGTCAACGGGGGTGTTACCACCCCCAATTGCATTATTTTGATTGTCTTGCTCTGATCATTGCCAGAATGTCTTCTGCTTTGGAATTACCACCACTTGATTGTGCTGGTTGCTCTGGAGCAGGTGTTGGTTCTGGTTGTGGAGCAGTAGTAGGCTCGGGTGTCGCAGTCACAGTTGGTTGTGCAGTTTCAACTTTCACTGCCGGAGTTGGCTGTGGTTGTGCCACTGTGCCACTGCCTGTTGCAGGTGCTTTGAGTCCTGCGGGCCTAAAGTACTGTGAGTATTTCTCTGCGTCATATGGCTCACCATCCACTGATGCACGGAACATTTCTTCCATCACTTTCAACTCAACTTCCGTTGGTTTTTTAGGAAGGAAGTCTGACAGATTGTACAATCCATGTGTGGATATTGCTCCATTCTGTTCTTCCGTTAGTGGAGTAGTCTTTCTTGACCATTTTGATGTTGAGTAATCAGCATAACCACCTTTGGTAGTTTTGTTGATTCTGAAGTCAACACCTCTTGTGTAGTCAGTTGGTAGATCCTCCATCTCAGGATCCATCAGTGCAGACTTTATTATATTGAAAATCTGTGGACCAATGATAAATCTTCTGATT